AACTTCATCTGCTCCAAACAGTTGCGCAACAGTACCACCAGTAGCAATGAGATCAGCCTTAATCTGCTGCATCCCTCGACTTACACCTTTAGAGAATTCCCCAGGCTGACCAGCTTCTGTCATTTTCGGCTGCCCGCCCAGCCCCATTAGGAATTCTAATTCCATCCTCTGCTGCTGTTGCTTTTGCTGCATTTGCTGCGCCGGATCGGGAGCTTGTGGCAATTGCATATTCGGCAATTGTCCAAGAACTTTCTCAATTGTACCAGGTTTCCCGCTGATCTCAAGTGACTGAGCCGCGCGGCGCTTCGATCCATCTGGGTCATCATAAGAAGTCTGATACCCAGGAGTGAATAAGAAGTCTAATTCATTTGCCATAATTATTAATCCTCATCGCTTCCACTGATAGGGTCCGGAAGAACCGGCATTTTCCACGGCAATTCAAATGGCTTGTGTGCAGACTGCGGTGTTGTAACAGTCGGTTTCGTCTTAACCTGTGCCGCTGCTTGAGCAGCCGCTGCTCTCTTTCGTACAGCATTCAAACGATCAGCTCCAGCCGTACCATACGCTCCCAAGAAAAGCTTCTCTCTATTCGGGTCAGTTATCTGCCTCAAGATTTCTTCATCATCGATGTCTGCTAGTGGCAGCGGTGTAATAGGTTCGCCGCGAACAGCACCCAATTGGTTATAATGCGCCAGTACTGACTTTCTCCATTCCTTTTGATCCTTATAATCCCCGACCTCACCACTAAGAACCATCGCGGCTTCCCACAGATTTTTATCAAAAGGCTTCTGACGTCCTGTCGCTTTCTCCATCTGCAACCGAAGCCGTTCCATCATTGAACGATTACGATAATACTCAGCCTGCGCTTGCTTTAATGGAATATTCCCCTGCACAGATTCATTCTCATCTGTCGTCGCCTTACGTTCCTGTACTGTTGCGCCCCGCTGTGCCACCTCGAGATTGCCTTCGTTAACCGCCATTGCTCTCTCTCGCAATTTCGCAGCAGCCTCAGCTTGACGCAACTGATTCAAATGATCCATGCTTCCCGACAAAGCTCCTAATGTAACACTAGCTGGATTCCCAGTTCTAATGTCAAATGGCTTTGAAGCTTCTGCACCAAATTTCACCATTGACTGCTGTAGATTTGAATCATTAGCAATCTTTTGATTTAAGGCTTGAATAAGTTCAAAGATACCTGCCATAAGCCCTCCGTTAATTAATCATCAATACCACGGTTCACCTGGGTCCCATCCACCTGAAGTTGCTGGTGGCTTCGAACCTTGATTCAATTGATTATACAGGGCTAATCCACTAGCAAACCCACCAAGGCCAGCACCGAAAGAATTATTCCCCACATAGTTCGGATTAACAGTATTCGATGTACTTCCCCACTGTTGACCACCAACCAGATTTTGATACATCTGCAGTGAATTATATGCCTGATCTAGTTCCGCCTGTGACATTTGACGTTGCTGCAATCCAAGTTGTTGAAGAATCTGCGGACCCATAGTTTGCATCTGCATTATTAATGGAGCCATCTTCAGCGCGTTACCTTGAGACTGCATTCCAGTGTTATACGCGCTGTTCAAAATGTTAGACGTAATATCACCAGACTGCTGCTGCCAGCCTTTCAATGCAATCCCTTCACCAACGCCTTGTCGTGAACCTCCGAACATACCGGATGAAACCGCATCCGATCTGGTCTGTGGTAATACCTGTTCCATCAATCGCTGCTGAATCGGATTTAATGCAGCTTGAATATAATCATTGATGTAGGGATTATTCTTCAAATCTGGAGCATTCAACTGGTTCTGCCACGCTGCATTAGCTCCAGGCAACATCCCTTGAATATTCCCGGCGGCGTCACGCATACCTTGCCGTCCGATCATATCGTCAGCCGTAAATCCAGCTACTCGGCCAAAGTCTCCATTTTGATACCCTTTAAGAGCGTTTGCAAACAGTTCTTTCAGATACGGAATCTGCTCTGCCCACGGTACAACAGTCGTAGTACTTCCTTGCGCAGACGCTTTCTTAGCTGCTTTAGCATTTTTATCCGCTGCTGAACCAGCTCCTATTGCACTAACAACTCCACCGACAACTGCCCATGGCATAAGGTTACCTCCAATTATCCAATAAACACCCAAGTTGATCCATTATACCGATACAATCCTTCTCCACTTCCAGGATTCCAATCTGTTCCATCTGCATATACAACTAACCCACGTCTAGGTTTATCTGGAGCTGATGTTAACACATCAAACTGTCCTATCGTGGTGCTCAATTCCACTATATTCCTTTGCAATTGCAATAACCAATTTCGTAAGGGATCAGCAGCTGGATCACCTACAGGAACAGGTCTACCTATTCCAAACCTTTGCTCCTCACCTCTCGGCTCCGGCCGTTCAATAAGTACATGTGGCAATTCTTGCCAGCGTAAGTTAGCCATTAGTAGCTCCCAATCACTTCAAGGTCCAAGGTGTAATTCGCTAATTCCCAACTACCATCCGTTGCTGATTGAAATCTCACAGCAATATATGGCCCCACAACATTTACAAGAGCCTCTCTGTCCACACTTGGATCAAACGAATACGGACCATCCCAAGTTATAGTTCCATCTGGAGTTTGATGACTCCCCACCATGAGCTGACAAGGACCAGTCACATGAGGGATAATGCGTTTTACATATTTCAATGCATTACGATCTACTTTCCAATTCCCTTGACGATCCCTACCAACAATAGCAAGACCACGCCGTTCAATATAGGACGTAAAGTTAACACCAGCAAACTGATTAGTTTTATCCGCATGTAAGAATTTCGCTACATCATAGCGTGCCATGATTGTATTAGTGTTTGCGGGATCATATGTCCGCAAGTCCCAGATTTCCGAATCGTCATCCCAAATTCCGGAATCCGCATCCCAGTTAGTTGCTCCAGTTGGAGGACTTACAACACCATTGGTTATGAACGATATATTTCCACCCAGTTCACGATGACCAATCGACCCGTTTTCCCAATTCCAAACAAGTGCAACATTAGGCATTGTATTCCCAGCTTCTGGGTAACAAAACCACATTTCGCTTTTAACGAAATTGGTATAGACAAAAGCTCGATTTTTATACGTTGAATCAATTCTATTAAAAAGTGTTGTTCTTTGCCTTCCAGTCAATATACTGCGCGGCGCGCTTCCAGAATGAACAACGATGTCATCCTGTGTCACGAGAAAATGTCCACCACGGAACGGCTTGACACAATCTCGTGCAAGTAAACCAATTCCAGAATCAGGAAACAATGGAGCAATATGGAAGATACTTCTTCCACCAACATGCTGCATCATATAAGCTGAATCTTCTTTATACAAAACTCCATTCTGTCCTAGCATTGCAAAGTCTAGAAGGAATCCAGAAGTATCTGCTAATACAGCACGCCCCGAATCTAAAGTTGTATCAGTATAATCCCAACTCGAAGGGACTGTTCCAGGTGCGGCTGGATGGGACCAACGAAATACTGTCGGATAACGTGTCCCAACTTCAGTTAAATCTAAAGCAATTAAAAAGAATTTGAAAGCCGGACGAATAACTGCTGCCGTTGTATTAGCAGGCCAATTCGATAATGCCGCCAACCGTGTACTTCCAGATGGTGGATTCCACATCTGCGGCGGATCAACACCATTATTCAAAATACCAATGCCATTTAATGATCCACCATTCCATTTCTTATCTGCTGTTGCAGCATAATCCACATCGACTGAAGCTGTTTGTCGAGTAATATTATAATGCGTGGTCATGTCTGTTGCATAGACTTTCGTCAATCCAGCATATATCCAGAAAGCTTGCGTCGTATGGTAAAGGGCATGGAGCCATAATGGATTAATCGACGGCGGATCGAATACTGGAGTATGTCCAAGGAAGCGTTGCACTTTACTATCCTTAAACCGTACATTACGACCATCCGTCCATACTTCTGGCGGAAGTTCGTATGAAGGAATATCTGTAACTATCCCTACAGTTCCAACATTATGAATCGGAATTAATGGCATTGTATACCTCTTACATTCCCATCAACATACGTCCAGGAAACGCATAAACATGCATGCGGAAATAGTCTATGAAATTAAATGGGTAAGTGTTAGAAGTTCTCCAAACTGCTCCGAAATTGTTAGCATTAATGTCATTTGCATCAAGTGTGATACCCCACATATCTGTAGATCCACCATAATCATAATCCAATTCAGTTTGTGCTATAGATGGAAGACTTTTCTCTGTTCCACTAATTGTTCCATTTTTAACTAATCTAGCATAAAGTGTATATAGATTACTAATAAAATATGCTTCCACCTGGACTTTAATCCCTTCAATCACTGAATCTAGACTAATCAAATTACTTCCATCATGCACGCCTTTTAACCAATAACTTGGAACAGAAGAACCAGTAGTGTTACAATAAGTATCATCACTAACTTTCACATTATCTAAATAAAGTGGGTCCCATGGAGCTGATCCAATACTACTATCATTAGAGATGGTAGTAAAATCCAGGAGAGTATCGACCGTAGCCATTAGACTGCCGCCTGATTCAACACGTAAGAGACACAAATCATTTTACTAAACGATTTGACCATTCCAAGGAAATCTTGCTTTCCGGTAGCGATTGTTAATGTCGGACCACCCGCATCAATACCGACTAACGTAATCGTAAAACCTCCATTCTTAATTGCAATCGTTGCCTTATCATTTGTATTTCTACTAGCAATGGTAAGGTTCACTGAGGCAGAGAAAGCAATAGTATGAAACTCTGCTTCATCTAAATAGAGAGTATAATCTGCTGCTTTCGTCCCATGGTCTTTTGCTGGAGGTTTAGACGTAAAAGCATTGACTAATACCCATTTATCTGCACTTGCATTAAATTCCAAATCCATTACAAAACCAGCGCCAACAATATCTCCAGGAGACAATGCAGCAAGATTGGCTTTTACAATCGTTTTAGCTGTCAATCCATCTGGAGCGAAAGTTGGAGTGGAAATGGTATTAGCCCCAGCCGCCCGTACCGTCACGCGGCATTTGTCATACAGTGCATGAATCTTTGGATGAAAGACCGCTGTGATTGCATCTACTGTCCCTGCGACTGAATGCGCACCCATTACTCTGCCCTGCGCGATGAGAGCTTTAAAGTCGGTTCCAGAACACACAATAAATGCAGCTTGACCGGGGTAGAGGACTAATGTAGTATTACCATTAATCTGCTCTGAACCATCTGGATCAATAGTAAGATTATCTCCAGTCTGGTTAATAACCAAAGTTCTCCAACCATCTCCCAATGTGGCAGCCGCAGTTAATCCAAGAGTCCACGGCGTCCCACTAACAATAAGTGTTTTACAATTATCATTCTTAACAAGAGTATATGTTGTACCTTTCGACAAGATTTCATTATACACTCCAGTGAATCCAGGGAAAGTCGTTTGCAACACACTCTTAAGTAAACGAATGTGGTCATCGCCTTGAGCTTTAGTATCGGAACTGCCAACAGGATTAGTAAGGATTAATCCATTAATATTAGACGTAGCTTCTAAACCCATGATTAATCGCCTCCATTATCAGACTTTCGTTTCTGATTGCCAAAGAGAATATTCTCATGGCGATCCACATCGCGACGCAATGCTCTAGTTTCCTCTTGCGTCACGGCGACGGCAGTAGTCACGTCACCAATGTTATCTTTAATCTTCTCAATATTAAATCCTACCCAAGATACCACTCCTAACATTAATCCAGTAAAAATAGTGTTTAAGTTAATTCCAATCTCAACACCTGGATCAGTTACGCGCTGAGGTTTATCCTTTCCATTCTTTTCGTTGGGATTCATGGGGCTTCCTCAAAATGCACACCATCAAAGAAATTTTCATCTTTAAGATTGAAGTTACCATTCCAATCTCCACCATAACGGATATTGATATTAATTAATCCAGCCTTCTTCATCTGTCTCGCTGTCTGCATTACCACACCCGCAAAGTAATAAAGACGTGCCCAATCTTTCCAAAAGTCTTTTGTTCCTTCTACTGGCCATACATGTGGCCACGGTCCGGCATCCACAGCTCTCGAGAATGGATGTTCAGGAGTAATGAGATGCATACTATTCATCGTCTTAGTCCTTCCCATGGCCAGGAATCGACGTTGATCTTCCACCGTTCTAATGGTAGAATTTAAAATTTCCACTGGAATATCCTTATCCACTTCTTTGAATAAAGTGTAAAGATCAGGCGAGCATTGCATTAGCAAATGTTCATTCATCATTTAATTTTAATCTCCTCGCACATAATTGCGATTAGCATGTTTCCGAGCCTCATCAGAAAGAAACATTCGTGCCCGAGCTTTACTAGCTTCCATTTCAAATTCAGCTTTCATTGCCGGATCACGAAGATGTCGCGCCGCGATTACTGTCCCGACTTCGCCCATCATTAAATCCGCTGCATACTTTAACCAAGCATTTTCAACATTCGTAGATAATGAAGCTGCACGAAGATAGCATTTAATTCGCACAGTATACTCTGCGTCTGGAGTTGGCTTTAATCTAAAATACTCACCATCTAAGGAATAATATTTTGGAGTATCAGTTCCAGAAGGATACGTTTCCAGAAGATTATCATAATCTTCCTTTATCAACGCTTTCCACTTCCCTGAACTCGCATCGTAAATCCACAATGCACCTTCTTCATATTCTCGTAGAAAATCTTTGCCAGTAACTAAATCTACATTCTTTGGAATTGGAAGTCGTTCATCTCCAATTGTAGTCGTTGCGGTAAGATTTTCACTGAGTAGAAACCATGGAAGTGTAACGCCGCCCTCCAATAAAGTAGCCTGCTGGAAAATCATTTCAGATATAATCCGAGCATCCAGCGTCGTATCGGCTTCGCGGCGAAACCGTTGCTTCATTAAAGTTACTAAATCATCGCGAGTCATAGTGGTGATTCCTCATTCCAGCTTTTATCAGCATTACTTTCCGATCCCCAAGGGCTGCTAGCAGCTCCATCAGTTCCCCACGTTTTAGACGTAGCTGCATCTTCTTGCCATCTGGCACGAATAACTACAGCAATATCTTGAGCCAAATCTGTTTCAATTACTTGTCCAACTGCAACAAATGTAGCAGGGATATGAATGTTGTTAGCAATATCTATCTCTATTACCTGTCCAATTATTCTATACTTTGGACTCCAGACAATAGCATTGCCTGTATCAATTTCAGTGGCTTGTCCTAAAGTATGTTGTTTTATTCCACCAAAACTTCCAACAATAGAATCAGTTTCATTAACCTGCCCTATTGTTTTAATCTTGATTGGATTAATATTTTGAGCTAAATCCGTTTCAAGTGACTGCAACACAGCTACAAGTTTAGCTGCACTTGGAGTAATAACCTGGGCTGTATCCGTTTCTGTTACTTGTCCAAAACCTTTATATTTCAACCTACCAATATTTTGAGCAAGGTTCGTTTCAGTTACTTGTGAGACTGGAACATAAAGCGCTCCAAGTGCAATAGTTTGAGCAATATCTGTTTCAACTGCTTGTGCAAGTGAGACATGTTTAACACTAGTAATCGCTTGTGCTAAATCAGTTTCAAGTGCCTGTATAATAGCCTGGGCTTTACTATGACTAATTCCCTGTGCCAGATCTGTTTCAGTAACCTGTCCAAAGCCTTTGTTCTTCAGTTTTGCAATTGCTTGTGCAATGTCTGTTTCAGTAACTTGATTAACTGTCGCAGAAAGTCCAGCAGCAGCAAATGGAAATTGTATGATCGGCGCGCCCCACGATACCGGCGGGCCCTGATCGACCGCCCAGGTTCCGGTAGGCGTCCAGCTCGTACCGACCAAGCTGTCGTCGGCATCCGTAGCAACACCCGCGATCATCGGGGTCCAACGGTTCAGGTTGGTGTACCGCAGCGGCCGGATGGCACGCATCTCGGCCTTGATCTCATCAACGGTTAGTGCCGCCTGCCACTGTTTGAAATGCGCGTAACGGGCCTGACAACCGTAACCAGCATTGAGCCGGTTCATGCGCTCATCGACACAAGACGGCCGGTTCGACACGTTCGGCGACGTGATCGTAATGTCGAGCGTGCCGTTCAAGTAGCACTTGAGGGTGGTATTGCCCTCACGCACGACCGCGATGTGATACCACGTTCCTGTGGACAGGTTCGTGCCGTTGCCATCGACAAAGGCTTCCGCCGATTCATATGACGATAGGCGCAACAGCGTACCGTCGGAATCAACCCCGACCCAGTCGGCTTCCTGATAATTGTCGGCTGAACTTCCGCACGCCGCCCAAAAGTGACCGTAGCTGTTGGCGTCCGCGACCAAGTACACCCAGAACATCGTGGTGTAGGCCGCGTTGTGGTCGATCAGACCACTCGACAGGCTTAGGTACTTTGTACCGTCGGCGACCGATGAGTAGAGAGCCATATTTTATCTTATGCCGCGTCGCGAAGTTCGCATCCTGCAACATAAGCATCGCCGGTTGCGGTATCGCTGACAGCATCCCGAGTCAACGAGAGCCGCAGATAGTCGGCCGCCGCCACGCTGTCCTTGTTGGTGAGCGTGACCGTGATCTGCTGCATGTAACCAGCCGTGCCTGGAACCGTAGTATTGTCCGTACTGTTCACGGTGTCAAAGCTGGTGGTGGCATCGAGATCGGTCGCGTCGCCGGACGAAACGGCTTCCACGGCCACATCCCAATCGGTGTCGCCGGTCGTGGCCGAAGCCATGAACACAGTGATAATGAATGTCACGGTGCCGGTAAGCCCCTGCGGAGCTACGATAGTCCAATAACAGGTCTCGTTGGTCGAAGCGTCAAATCCCAATACTGGGCGCTGATTGACCGTCAGAAGTTGCGGAAAGTTGCTGGCTGGATACTCAGCCGCCAGCGGGCCCAAGAATGCGCGAGTAGCCATTATTCAGTCTCTCCAAAAATTCGACGAGCAAATTCCACTCCACGTCGCATCGCAGCTATCATCAGAAAGATTTCAGTTTTCTGATCAACACTTGGTTTATTGCGATAACTGACATTGAAACATCCATTAAATCCAACTGTATCTGGAGCATTAATCCCCTGCCGCGTATCGATCCAGGAATCTACATCAGCAATCATTCCAGTATCAGCCTGCGCATTATACAACTCACTCTTAATAAATGCGCACGGAATACGCTCATTTGACCAATGCCGCATTAGTGCTCGATAAACCCGAGTTCGATCTGCTACAGTTAAATTTGCCATAAATCCTCACTAAGGATTAAGATGCGCGATAAAATCCAGTAGCCGCAATCTGTGCCACAATGTCGCTACCATCTGGAGTGACGACGAAATCATGCATCGTCAGAGGAACAATATTGGCATCCGTACCGCCAGTCGTATCGTTATCGTAGCAGATAATAATATCATTCCATCCATCACCAGCAGATACTGCTGTCCACGTCTGATCAGGAATGTCCAAATCAACTCGATCATTCGTATCATCTGGAGCGAAGGCAACAATATCCGCATCGGTCAACACTTTACGAGCATAGCCCGTATTGGTAACTTCATTCGTCGTACCAGCAACGACCGCCGCGAGATCATCCTTATCCTTCAACACCGCATCAGATTCAATACCTGACGTAGCCAATACCACAATAACAAGCGCCGAATTTGCAGGATCATTGGAGTCAACTCGATTGTAGAGTTCTGCCACGCGTCCTAATGCAATATTAAATACCTGGTTAGCCATTAGATCACCCTCTCACAATGATAGAAATTATCCTTTCGATACCCGGCAGGATTAAATGGATCAGGGGAAGCTTCTCCCATATGTGCAGAAAGGATATGTTCCTTTGCCGCAGAACTATCACCAACAGCCGCATTACAATAGCAGCAATAATATCCAGGCCCGCGTACCACTCTGTACTTCAGCGGAGGCACGGTATTGAGCACTATTTCTTTTCCATTAATAACC